TAGAACATTCACTACTGTATCCCAATCTTGTTTAAAGATATCTAAGTGGGGAACTCCTTCTGGACGGTAATCTTGTTGTGCGAAAAACTTACCTACGACTAATTCTCTTTGGGGTGCAGATTTCTCTGGAACATCATTAAAATAAGATAAGTCTAAATGTATGTCTACGTCAATGTTGTCTTTTTGCAGTTCTTGTGCAGACATAACTTCACGAACTGAAATGTAAGTGTCTCTAAGAACATCTTTCATTTCATCATCCAAAGTCATAGACTGCCAGACTGTATTGATTAGTGCAGTCTTTTTGCCGAGTTGTTTTGCGTTTCTGAGAATTTGTAAAAGTTGATGTGGAACTGGTCTATCATGATGCATCGTGCCCTCACCGTTGATGATAACTGCATCTGCTTCCAGAAAGTAATGCTGAACCTCATCAATCTTATCCTTATTGCCCTTTACAGAAGCAAGTATTTGGTGACCACAAGATTGCACGTCCTTGTGCAAATACTCCATGACCTTTTTACATCCATTATGATAATTGGATGTATCGTTAAATATTATCACCTTCATTATATTTCCTCACATGTTTAGAGTGTATCTTACACCCAATAAACTCATTGTAATAATCATCTCTCAAAAGAACATCTCTATCAAATTGTTCTTTTGCTTCATAATAACTCATTTCACCTTTTGTCTTACAAAGACGAATAATTTCTCTTTTGTAGTTATCACCACCTTTGGATTCAACTAAAGTCTTTACTTCTTCAGAAGAACCATAATAGTCTTTCCAATCGGATTCAGACTTTTTAGTTCTTCTTCTTGTTTTACCTTTTAGTGGGGGGAGTTTTCTTGTTGCCCAGAAATTCTTTTTACCAACGTATTTCTTGCCAGTATCAATTTCTGTTATTAGATATACAAATCCTTGATAATCTTCTGGAGCATCTTCAAACTTTTCATTTTTATATAACCACATTGTGACATCCTATAATATCTTACTGATATTTAGGTGTCATACTCATCCTCTTCTTCTAAGTCATCCATGAGGTCTGTCTCTGCACCACAGAAAGGACAGAACGACACTGTATAGTATCGTTCTTCCATATCATGTTTTATTTGGTAAGATGCTTCGCAGTCCTCACATACTATTTGTTTTCTCATGCTGCTTCTGTTTCATACACATCATCCCACTTACCACTAAGTCCAGCAACCTCATATTCGGTTACACGATTTTCAAAGAAGTTCGTATGGTCTGCACCATTTAGAACCCACTCTAACCACGGCAGGGGATTGTCTTTTACTTTATAGTTACCTTTTAGACCTAATTGAATAAGTCTTCTATCTGTTATATATCTGACATATTGTTTGACTTCTTTTTCTTCTAGTCCTTCAATATCTCCAAGTTTATATGCAAGGTCAACAAAGTTATCTTCTAGTTTAACTGCTTGTCTTGCCATCTCATAGATTGCTGCCTTAAACTCATCATCAACAATCTTTGGATGTTCAGCACAATATGCTTTGAATAGTTTTGCAATACCTTCAACGTGAATTGATTCGTCACGAATACTCCACTCGACAACTTTACCCATACCCTTCATCTTACCATATCTTTGGAAGTTGAGAAGCATGACAAATGATGCAAATAGAGCAATACCTTCATTCATTACAGACTTTGCCATTGCCATTGCAAGTCCACGAACTGTATTCGGGTCACTGTCCATCATAAACTCAATCTTATCTGCCATCTCTGTATATTCTAGAAATGCATGATATTCTGCATCAGATAGTCCAAGTGTTTCGTTTAGAAGTGCATATGCACGTTGATGAATTGCTTCTCTATTTGCAAAAGAACCAAGCATATTACGAACTTCGTTGTTCTTAAATTTTGGAATCAATTGGTCATAATAGTTCTGTCCAACGGCAACATCTGACTGTGTGAATAGTCTTAGAATGTTTGTGATGTATTCTTTCTCAACTGCACTGACTTTACCAGATTTCCAATCTGCAACATCTTCTGACAAGTCTAGTTCATCTTCAATCCAGTGAACTTTTTCATGTCTTGTTGTGATTTCAACTGCCCAAGGATAATGGAATGGTTTATAGGTTTCTGAGAATACCATTAGACCACCAGAGCGTTTCTTAACAAACTGTTCTGATACTTCCATAAACTGGTCATATGTTCCAATTAATTTATCGTCAATAAAGATTTGAGGGACAGAACGAGCACCAGGCACTCTTTGATAAAATGCGAGTCTTTCTTCCTCATTATCTAGTTTATATTCTGTATATTCGTAACCATGTTGTTTAAACCATGACTTAGCCTTCTCACAAAATGGGCAGTGAGACTTTGAATAGATTTCTACTTTCATTTCTTTCCCCTTATCCTTGACACGCAACGCATTCATCTTGACTCTGATTCTCCATTGTTTGAGTTTCGTAATCCTTCAGAGCATCTCTTGTTACTTTTTGAGCAACATTCTCTGCCCTTTGAGATGTTTCGGTTCGTAGATAATACAAACCTTTTGTTCCTAATTTCCATGCTGCAAGGTGTGCCTTATGCAAATCTTTTTTGTCTGCACCAGCAGGAAAGAACAGATTCAATGACTGTCCTTGACACAAATATTCTTGACGGTCTGCGGCTTGTTCAACAATACACATCTGGTCAATTTCTATTGCTGTTTTGAAAACATCTTTGATTTCATCTGATAAGAAATCTAGATGTTGAACAGAACCACCATTGGTAATAATAGAACTCCAAACTTCGGGAGTATTCTGTTTTGCCTTGACTAGTTCTTCTTCCAAATAACTATTCTTCACCAAGTGTGAACCAGCACGAGTTCTGTGTGTATATGCATTCGCCTTCGATGGTTCAATAGATGGTGATGTAGAAACAATAATAGAAGAGTTTGCATTAGGAGCAATCGCAAGTAGATGTGCATTACGTCTACCAGTTCCTTGCATGTCTGGTGCTTCTCCTCTTTCAAGTCCTAGTGTGTTTGATTCTTTAACTGATTCTTGTTTAATATGTTTAAATACTTCACGATTCAGTTCCCTTGCTTTATCAGATTCAAAAGGAATTCGTTTTTGATGCAACAATGAGTGCCACCCCATTGCACCGAGTCCAAGACTGCGTTCTTGAGTTGCACTATATCTTGCACGAGAGATTTCATCACCAGCATTATCAATAAAGAACTGAAGAACATTATCAAGAAAACGTATAAGGTCACGAACAAGAGTAGTGTCTTTCCACTCATCAAATTTCTCCAAGTTCAGAGAAGACAAACAGCAGACTGCTGTTCTATCTTCAGATGTTGGTAGGTGAATTTCGTTACATAGATTAGACCCATGAATCTTCAACCCCTTTGCCTTCATTGTATGAGGCAATGCACGATTAGCAGTATCAATAAAGTTTAGATACGGTTCACCAGTTCTATAACGTGTTTCAAGAATCTGTTGCCACAACTTACGAGCAGGCATTGATTCACGAACTGTGTCATCATGAGGGTCAACTAAGTCCCACATCTCACCACGTTCAACAGAACGCATAAATGCATCTGTAATATTGATTGCATGGTGCAAGTTAAGGTTCTTACGGTTCACATCACCTGTAGGGACACGCATATTCAAGAATTCTATAATGTCTGGATGTGATACATCCATGTATGCCGCATAAGAACCTTTCCTTGTCTTACCCTGTCTGTATGCAGTCATATCTGCGTCTACAGTGTGAAGGAAAGGCATAGGGCCTGGCGCCTTGTCTGAGATTGCACGAACATCATTCCAGTGTCCACCGACACCACCACCTTTGACTGACAACCAACGCAACTCTGCTGAGTGGTCAATTAGTCCTTCAAGTGAATCTGGAACGTAAGTTAAGAAACATGAAATAGGAAGTGCTTTTGCTTTCTGTCCTGGCAAGGGTGCATTAGAAAGAACTGGTGATGCGAACATGAACCAACCCTTTGCAACTGCATCATAGATACGTTGTGCAAGTCCTAAATCACCATAACAGTATGCAAGAGATGCTCTTGCAAATGCTTGTTGTGGTGAGTTTTCATTTTCAAGACAGTAATAGTCCTTGAGAAGTTTATATGCTTGTTCTGATAATTTTTTATCGTATTCTGTTTTAATAGTTATGCCGAGGTATTCTTGCTCAGAAACTCCCTCAGCCTGTGGGAAGTCAATTACTTTCACTTCTGCAAGGCCCATGTGTTTTCTCCTAATTGTTCTTTTATATCTTCTTCCAGTTATTGAAAACTGTTTTTGCTTGTAACCCAAAAAAGGTGTTACTATGTATAATCATCTGAATCTCTTCTGGAGTCTTTCCATCAAGAATCATATCATTAATATCTTTTTGTTCTAACCCCTGTGGCCAAAGGACAACAGAATACCCCTCATCAATAAATCGTTCAATCTGAGAAGTTATTTGTTTGTTCCTTGGTTCGTTGTCTGGTATGAGAACAACTTTGTTTTTATAGTCTGGTAATCTCAAATCACTCTGTGCAACAGCAACAGAATTTTCTAAGAACAGACTATCAATCGGCCCCTCAACAACATAAACTGTTTTTGAGAAGTCAACCTTGTCCATACCAAACACTTTAGGGTATTCACTATCTAGTATGATAGTGATATATTTCTGAGGTTCGTCACCAAACGCTCTTCCTTGATAAGCAAATATTTCCCCATCTCTTTTTCTAAAGGGGATAACCATTCTAGGATGGTCGCCTTCTAAGGAAGGAAACTTGTTCTTGACAAGTCTGTTCGTGAACTCAAAGAAGTTTGGACAGTAATATATATCATTCCAAGCATCTCTAGGCAGTCCTCTTTTCAAAAAAATTTGCATTGCTGGATGATTATTTTCTAATTCAGCAAAACTCTTCAGTTCACCAAATTTGGGTTTGGTGTTGAATACTGGTTTTTTGAAAGTGAAGTCTGGTTTCTTAATCGCAGCACCAGGCGTCCTATCTCCTCTGCCATTAGAGGTAAGACCTTCTTTGTATCTCTCCATCGTATATTCTTTGAAGAGAGATGAATCGACATGCTCAATCAACTTTGCAAGGGTTGTCCCCATTGCACAGTTGTGACATTTGTAGAACAAATCATTCTTTGTCCTATAAATGAATCCTCTTGCCTTACTACGATTTTTAGATGAATCACCACAATATGGACACGAGAAGTTCCATAGGTAATCCGTCTTCTTTCGGAAGTTCCTAAGTCTAGGGCTTATAAGGGATATGTATTTTGTGTCTATGTAATTCATTGTTTACCATAATATAGTCTTTCACGTCAAAAGTCAATAGATTTATGTCAGTTTCATTGCTGCCTGTATAATAAATCCAATGACGATGGAACCACCTATGATTAGGTATCTCCATTTTTCCAAAACACCTACTCTGCTTTGAAGTTCTGCTCTGAGTTTCTGGAACTCTTCAGTTTCAGACCGATTATGGTCTTTCATTGCCTGAATCATTCTACGTTCCATTTCACCCATAAGTTGAGTTTGTTCTTTCGCATTAGATGTAATACGAGAGTGTAACTCCATTATATTGTCTTGTAATTTTTTTTCTTGGTCGTCCAATGCTTCTTCCTGTCTCATAAGTTTCTCCTCATGAACAGCCATAATGGTATGTAGAGACTGAGATACGTCAGCAATCTTCTCTATTGCAGTATCCAATCTTGAGTGTATCTTTGCCATATCCCGAACTTCTTTTTTGAGAAGTTCTACTTCTGTCTCTATGTTAGTTGCCATCTTCTAACTCTTTTATCCGTTGTTCCAACTCATCAATTTTCTTGGTCACATATGGATACTTTTTTCTCCATGCATCAGTTGGTTGTTCAAACCATGTCCAACCATATTTATCAACCAAGTAATCTAAGAATTGGTCTAGTTTTGCATAACACCACAACCCAGCACGAGTATCCTTAAAATATGCAAGGAATGCTGCACCAAGTAGTGAACCTAGTATTGCCGTGTAAATCCATAATGTATCATCAAAGAGTCTAGATATAAATTCCATTTACAGACCCTTTGTGTTTCTTACATAGTTACCCATGCCATGGTCGGCAACACCGTCTAATGCATTACTTCTCCAACCTCTCCACTTGTCCTTAATCATTTGCCAAGGTGTCAGTGTTCTTATATTACCATAGAAGTTGATGTATGTCAAGTTGCCGTGATGTTTATATCCCATAATCCATAGGGGAACTCTTGTTACTACATCATTATTATTTACCACTCTTGTGTGTGGTGTTTCAATATGTTTTACAAACTTACGAGTTCCAGCACGAGGGGAACCGAAAGTCGTTAAATGTTCAACTTTTCTGAATTCTTCAATTCTTGAACATGCAATAGTTGCCATCGCAGCACCTAATGAATGTCCACAAATATAAAGAGGTTTCTTTTGATGTTTGTTAAGAACCTCTACGATA